AAATACAATATTTCTATTAACTCCGAAAGAGGGATAACTATTAAAAAACTAGACATAGGCGATATTGAATATAAAATAAATTTGAATCAAAACCCACTTAATCCGAGGGTTTTCAATTCAAGTTTTTACAACGTAAAAGAAGTTAATAACAGTATTTTTATACCGAAAGTAAAACTAAGACGGAAGAAGTAAAGCAAAAAAAAGAGGCTTAAAGAGGAAGATAACTTAATAAATCAGTCTAGTAGGTTAGATTCCACAGCTTAATTTTGTAACTAATGTTAAATGTTTTTACTTTAGTGAAAATTTTAACGTAAAAATAAAATTCTAAAGATATGATTACAGGTACAGGAATAGGCAGAAGTCAAATTAATGTTGTAGATAATTCCCTAACTACAATCAATAGTATGATTGGAGTATGTGCAGTTTTAGGTATTACGGAGAGAGGGAATGCTACTACACCAAGTATAGTTAGGTCATGGACAGAATTTAAGAGATTGTATGGGGGTTTAATAAGTGATTCTCTATTCCCTCTTTATTGTAAGAGAGCCTTGGAGAGAGGAGCTACATTATTGGTGGGTAGAGTACTGCACCGAACAGACCAAACCGATTTATCTACGATTAGCGCAGTCAAGGCGGTTTCAGGTGTTTATACTGCTAAGAATGCAGGAGCTTGGGGAAATGGTATTACAATAGTAGTTAAGACTGCTACCTCAGGAGCATCAGGTAAAATGGATGTGTTAGTATCTTTAGCAGGGTATCCAGAACTAGATGAGAAGTTTAGGGATGTGACGGCTGTATTAGCAGGTACAGAATTGGCTAAGTTAAATGCAGCTAGTAACTTAATTGATATTACAGCTAGTACTATAGTAGTAGGTACAGTAACTTTGAGTACAGGAGCAGATGATAATGGTTCAGTAGTATCGGCTGATTATGTAGGAGATTTAGGAGGTAAGACGGGAGTACACCAATTCGATAATAATAATGATTTTGTTAGGATTTGTTTACCAGAGGTTTATGATGGTACTACTGAAACTGCCTTAGTGGCTTATGTAGAATCTCGTAAAGATTGTATCGCACTCCTTAGAACTCCTAGCAATATTAGTGGTAGAGAGGCTATTAGTTATAGGGAGCGTAGAGATGCTTATACAGGAACAACCGCTATTGATACATGGAAAGCTATGCTTTTTTATGGTGATATTACTGTAGTAAATCCTTTGACTGATACCACTTTAGATATTTCCATCATTGGGGATGTTATTGGTATTATGGGAGCAAGAGATAAGAAAACTTACCAATGGTTGTCTTTTGCTGGTAGAGAAAATGGTAGGATTTTTAACAACCTAGGCATTGTTTATAATCTTATTTCACCTGCTAGGACAGAAGAAGCGGATGATGTAGATTTTGCAGGAGTTAACTTCGCTATTGAACATAGTAGCTTTGGTACAGTAGTTTGGTCTAATTCCACTTTACAGAAGGATGATACCATGTTAAAGTTTGCTAATATAGCAGATTTAGTAATATACATCACTAGAGGTATTAAGCCTTTAGTAGATTCTGAATTATTCAAGCCTAATGATACTGAGACTTGGAGAAACATTTATAGAAAGGTTACAGGCTTTATGGATGTAGTACAAACCAATAGGGGTGTATCTGCTTATTTATACCAAGGTGACCAAGATGTAGATAATATTGCGGATGCTGTAATTAATTCTCCAGCCGATGTGGATAGTGGTATTTTCAAATTTAAGTTATATATCAAACCTATTGCATCTTTAAAATATATTGGTGTAGAAGTGGTAGTAACTAATACCTCAGTTGATTTTGAAGAATTAGCAGAGCAGCCTAATTTGTAAATTAGGTGACTTGAAATTTTTAATTAAATCCTAATTAGAATAACCTTTTAAACTTATAATATATGTCGAATGCAATTAGTAACCCAAGAAAGGCGGCTAATTTTTTAATTGAAATTGATGGTCTAAACCAATTTTCTGCACAGGAAGTTAGTGGTATCAAGATTGGTGTAGAGACAGTAGAGCATGGAGGTACTAATGTAAAAGTAAAAACAGCAGGGCAAGCCACTTTTGGAGATATAACCATCAAGAAATTAAGAGCCTTACCAAATTCTGATAAGTGGGCTTGGGATTGGGTCAAGCTAGTACAGAATACTCAAACAGGTACAGGCGGTATACCTTCTAACTACAAGAAAAGTGTAGTAATTAGAGAAGTGGATGGGGCAGGAGCTACCGTAAATACTTACGTATGTTTAGGATGTTTCCCTAAAGAATTGACGGTAAGTACTATGAGTAGAACTAGCTCAGATAATTTAATGGAAACCGTTGTTTTGTGTGTGGATGAAATCATAATTACGTAGTGAGAATTTTTTCGTAGCCTTCATTTTTCAGATTCAATTATTTTTAGTTTTGTTACAGAAAGCCTATGTTAGTACCATAGGCTTTCTTATTTTGGGTAATTGAGTTATATTTGTAGAAATATCTTTTTAAAACTAAACTAAAAGTAATATGAATTTTACAGGAACACACAAATTTAAGCTCCCTAGTGGGGTGGAAGCAGTAGTAGGGGAGCTATTAGGAAAGCATCAAAGGATACTGACTACTGATAGTAACATCCCATTTATTGAACGTTCTAATGAAGTACTGGTAGATGTATTACAAAGCGTAGAGGGAGTAGATAAGATTGACATGGAGTTTGTCAAGACTATGTTATCTACAGATAGGAGGTATGCTTTAATTATGGCTAGACAATTTTCGACTGATTTTTCTGAGGTGTTTAAGTATCATTTTAAGGATGGTGATTTTGAACATACCGAAGAAATTGACATCGTAAATGGATTGTTTCCGATGAAAGCTAATTTATTACAATTCTCTAAGTATCCAGAAATTGTAAGAGAAAAGGAGTTAGTATTACCCAGAAGCGGTTTAAAGTGTAAGTATAGATTACTGGATGGAGGAGGAGAGGCAATTATGTTGAATACTGCCAAAAAGAAACGCTCCTCACATACTCCATTAATAGCTAGGAGATGCCAGTATTTTAATGCCAATGCAGGAAAAGATGGTCTTTGGATGGTATTACCTTATGATAAAATGAGTCTAAAGGATTTAGCAGCCATTAGAGAGGATATTAAAAGACAGGAGGGGGAAGTTATCACTCATGCAGAGTTTGACCATCCAAATACAGGACAATTGATTAGAGTGGATTTATTAAACACAATTGATTTTTTCTTTTTAACGAGCAGTCTTTAGTATGTTTTTGGGCGAATTGTGTTTTCGGTGGGATGACCTCTTTAACATTGACCGAATTAGAAAGGCTCTCGTATAAAGAAATGAATCAATTAGAGGAGATGCTACAGATGTATCAGAAAATGAAAGAAGAAGCATATAACAAATAAATATCAATTATGCCTTTAGGTAATTTTAACAGAGGTGGTTTAGGGTTCGGTTTAGCCTTTTCGTTGGATGATGAGTTTACTCAACCATCCAACGATATTAGAAATGCTATGAGGGGTCTAGATGCTGAGACTGATAAATTTACATCATCTATTACTAATAGCTTTAATCAAATTAAGATAGGTGCAGCTTTGCTAACAGCAGGGCTTTTATTCTTAATTCCAGCAGGTATGGGATTACAGGCAGCAGGAGAGTTAGAACAGATTAGAATAGGGTTTGACACTATGCTAAAATCAGCAGAAGTAGGAGGTAAAGTATTGGCAGATTTAAAGCACTTTTCTGATGTTACCCCGTTTACCTCAGAGCAGGTAATTAATGGGGGTAGAGCACTGGTAAGTTATGACCAAGATGTCAGTAAATTAATTCCTAGGATGCAAATGTTAGGAGATGTGGCAGCAAGTGGTATCATAAACTTATCGGATTTAATTGATATTTATGGAAAGAATTTATTACAGCCTTATTTAGAGCGTAGAGATATTATGCAAATGGCTAGTAGAGGTATCCCAATTATACAAGCTTTAGCGGATGTTATGGGAGTAGCTAGTACGGAAGTACTAGGATTAGCCTCTAAACAGAAAATTACAGCAGATATAATGGAGGATGCCTTTAAAAGGATGACTACAGGAGATGGAGTATTTACAGGATTAATGGAAAAACAAAGTCAGTCCATGAATGGATTAATAAGTACTCTAAAATCTTACTTGCATCAAGTAATTTTATCTTTTGGTGAGCCTTTGATACCACTAGTAAAACCAGTAATTAGATTTTTTATAGATTTAGCTCAGAAAGTTAGAGACTTTATGAGAACGGACTTGGGAAAAGGAATAGCTTTGACTATAACAGCAATAGGAGGCTTGCTTACAATAGGAGGCGGTTTACTATTGTTTGTAGGAACAGCCAAGATAGCCATAGGAGGGCTAATGGCAACGGTAGGTTTGTCAATTCCAATGCTGGGGGCGTTGTTAGTTAACGTTCTTGCCGTTGTCGCTCCTGTAGCTTTATTAGGTTTTACAATCTATAAGGCGGTAAGGGCATTCCAAGACATGGAAACACCTGCTAATGGTTTCCTAGGATTTCTACAAAGATTAGGGGGCTATATTACAACCATTAATCAAGTTTGGAAAAGCTGGGATAGATTGACAGGTACTTTCAGCTTAACCAATGACTTGAAAAAGAAATTAGATAATTTGGGTATTTTAGATACTGCTCTAGCTATTGGTACGTGGGTTGTAAGGGTAAAAGAGTTCTTTTATGGGGTATATGAAGGTATGAGTAATTTGTACGCTAGAATAAGCCCTATACTGACTAATTTGTATGAGGCATTCACAGGTACAGTTAATGGAATGTTTGATTTATTTGATGTGACATTAGGTAAAAATACATCCAGTTTAGAAAGGTGGAGTATGGCAGGTCAAAATTATGCTGATTTAGTAGTTTTAGCCTTGACTCCTTTAATTTGGTTAATGGAAACGATTACCTATTTCCTTGATACGATGACTGAGGCAGTAGATGGATTCCAAAGTAAGAATTGGAGTCAATTACTTTTAGGAAATACGGTAAGTGAATATTTAGGTTTAAGTGAAGAGCCTACTTCTAAAGTTAATAGGGGGAACTCTTCGAACTTCGGTAAACCTCAAAGTAGACTTAAATTAGCAGGAGGTTTAGATACTGGTATAGGAGCTACAGCAGTAAAGTTCCAAGGCAAAACGATGATGCGACCACCAGAGGTAGCACAAGTACAAGATAATATAGGAGGAGGGCAACCTATGGTAATACATACTTTTGTACAATTGGAAGGAGATACTATTGCCACAGCTATAAATAATGTAAATGAGTTCAACGATTCAAGACAATGATTTTAAACAACGGTAACTTATTAATTATTGGGTTAGAAACTTTAGAGCGTATTGAAATCCAATATATACCAGAGAATTTGAATCTATCTAGAAATGCCTCTATAAATGAGATAGGAGTAATAGGTAGAAATACTCCTTTGTTCCAACACTCAGGAGGAAGTACAGACTTGACTATGAATTTAGATTTTCATTCAGTAGCCGAAAGTCGCACAGACGTTCTAAAGAAGGTAAATTGGTTAAGGTCACTAACTTATAATGATGGCTTTAATAGACCTGCTCAGAAGGTTAAAATCGTTTTTGGGGATATTTTTAGGCATGAGTTATGGGTAGTTAAAAGAGTATCGGCTAATTTGTCTTTATTTGACCCTCAATTTGAATACTTACCTAAACAGGCTTATGTAACGGTAACTTTTGGTTTAGACCCTCAATTAAATTTCACTTGGAACAATTTACTAAGATGATAGAAGTAAACAGTAACAATTTATTTAGAAATGGTAAGGTGCATCAATTTGACAATGGAGATGACTTACTAATTAGAGAACCTATAGAAAAGGAGGGTACTTTAGAGGATGAATACCATGTACTAGCTAAGAATGAGGAGTTAGATTATTTAGCTTGGAAATTCTATAGATATAATGTACAAGACCCTAGTAAATTTTGGTGGATTATTGCGGATGTAAATAAGATAACCAATCCACTAGATTTAACCGATTTGATAGGAACGACTTTATTAATACCAAATATTACAAAGGTATTAATCGAACTTTAATGATGTTTTTAATATGAATAGGCGGTAAGGAAGTTCTTTGCATTCTTACCGCTTTTATAAAACTAAGTTTAATGCAGACTCACTACCTCAAAGTGTTTATTGACTCCGATGGTAAAAAGGATATATCCCACATGGTGGATAGCCTTACCTATGAGGACTCTATAAAAGAGGCTAATGTATTAGTATTGAATATTAATGTAAAGTTTATAGAAAATTTTAAATCAGATGTAAACCTAAAAACAGGACAAACTTTAACTTTCCAATTTGGCTATTTAGCAGGTTTAGCCTCTAAATTTTATAAGGTCAGGGTAACAGATATTGAGTATAGGTATGGTAAGATTATCAATCTAAGAGTAAAAGGATTAGATAAAGGAACAACTTTAAAGAAAGTAGCCTCTAGAAAAATATGGAAGGATAAAACTACCAAAGAAATTGTAACAGAAATAGGAGCTAAATATGATTTATCAATTATAACGGATAGTGATGGTAGAACATGGGATAGTTTACCACAGGGTGGATTAGATGACTTTGAATTTCTTCAACAATTGGCTCTAAAGGAGAAGGATGGTAATTATATCTGTTTTATCCAATCAGATAACTTGCATTTTGTACGTAGAGGACTTGACAAGGAAAGTAAATTGATATTTCTTTATGGTCATCCAGAAAGTGGTATACTTAGTTTTAATGTTGGATTGAAAGAAAGTACTACTAAATCAGAATCACAAAAAACGAATATAGTAGGGATTAAATCCAATAATGAAAAAGTAGCGGTAGAGACTACCAATAGTTCAGAATTAAATGATATTACCCTAGGTTCGTATAAATATGTGTATGATGAGAATGGAGATGAAATAGGTAGAGTACCTTTGGTAAATAAGACCATACCAGTACCTCATAAGGATGCAGGAGTAGTAAGTAATATTTCCAACTCTCTTAAAAAATCGAATGCCTTAAGTAAGTTAAAAGCTAGTTTAGAAATTTATGGAAATCCTACTTTAGAATCTAATGAGATTATAACCATAGGAGGTGTATTTGATGCTCATAAAGGTAATTATCTAATTGAGAAGATTGTACATAAGATTAGCTCCACTTATATTAGTAGCCTCCAATTAAAAAAGAATGGTAAACAAGTAACTACCTCTAAAGCAGCAGATAAAAAGAATGTTAAGCAGGGAAGTAATTTGACTAAAGAAAAGAAAATATCTTTGACTATTTTTGATGCCGATGGTAATGAGATAGCTAATGTAGACAATAATTTATATCAACCACCACAATAATGCTAGTACAATTTAAACAGATATTACAAAGATTTGGGCTAGAGTATTGGAATAAGTACTATGGAGTTTATAGGGGTTCGGTGTATGATAATAAAGACCCTGACAAACTAGGTAGGTTAAAACTGATAGTACCGCAAGTTTGGGAGCAAGACCATCATAATTATTGGTGTAATGCCGTTGGTACACCATCTGGTAATAATACAGGTCTTTTAGCTGTACCAGATATTGGTGAGACAGTTTGGGTAATGTTTGAGAATGGTAATCCAGAGTTCCCCGTATGGTTACATGGTTGGTTTAAGCCTACAGAAGGGATTACAGATGATTCTAGCAACTATCCAGAGACTATGGTACTATCACATCGTTCGGGCAATAAAATAGTCTTAAATGGAGAATATTTGAGTTTGGTAAGACAAAAGAGAATATCTTTAGGGCAATTAGGAGGAAGTGCAGAACCAGTAGTATTGGGAGATAAGAACGAAATAGTATTAAATGAGATACTTTCAGAGCTAAAAATGTTAAAGACCCAAGTACAGCAACTAAGTACAGCCTTTCCACCTACACCAAGTGGGGTATCTGTAATAGCACAATCCCAAGCAGCATTAATACAATTAACTGTAGATATTGCAGCTACGGAAGCAAAAGTAAAATCTACTAAATCTAATAACGTAACTACAGACTGATGTTTTATAAATTTTTAGGAACAGCTTTAAAGGATGGAGTAGATATAGTAAATGGTAAATGGACTATAGCTTACGGTAAGACTGTAGTGGAACAGTCTATTAACCGATTGCTTAGGACTCCGATAGGGGAACGTTTCTTCCTTAGAGAATATGGTAGTAGATTAGACGAACTACTATTTCAACCAAATGACCAAGTATTAAATAGCCTCCTTAGACAATTTATAAGAGAAAGCATTGATACGTGGGAGGGTAGAGCTAAATTTGTAGATTTACAAATACATACAACTGATGACCCTCAAAAGTTAACTTGTGTGGTAGAGTATAAACTTTTACCATCCAATGAAATTAATAGTTTTGTATTTCCTTTTTTCAAAGAACTAATATACTAAGAATATGCCATTACAAAATAAATGGGTTAAATATATCGACCGAACCTACACCCAAATTAAGGATTCGGTATTAGTCCGTATGAAAACAGCCATACCAGAAATAACCGATTTAACAGAAGGTAATATTTTCGTTAAATTAATTAGTGTTTGGTCAGGACTAATGGAAATGATTGGCTATTATATTGATAATGCAGCTAGGGAGTCTTTATTGTTAAAAGCAAGGCTGTATGAATCAGTAATACAAATAGCTAAGGCTAATAATTATAGGGTTAAAACAAAGAGTTATGCTAGTGTAGATTTATTGTTTACGTTGGATAACCCAGCAGCTACACCCGTAGTTTTTGGATTAAATAGTGAAGTTACGGATAGTAGCGGTACGATTAGATTTTTTACAAGTGCCGTAGGTACTATAGGAGTAGGAGAAACCCAAGTATTAATACCATCCATCCAAGGAGTGCAACAAACTAATATTGCAGTAGGTACAACTACAGGCATTATCAATGAAAGTATGATTATTGGGGATATATTTGTAGCTGATAATACATTAGTAGTTAGGGTAGGAGGTGTAACATGGTCAAGGGTAGAAAGCTTAGGCTATTCAAATGGAACTGATACCCACTTTATACAGACTATTGATAAAGATAAAAATCCAATTATTCAATTTGGTGACGATGTGAATGGAGCAGTACCTACCAATGGCTCAGTTATTGAAGTAGATTATAAGACCACCTTAGGAGATTTAGGCAATGTACCTGCTAATACTATCACTACCCATGCAATAACTCCACCAGTAGGCTATATTCTTACAATAACCAATCCTATAGCAGCTACAGGAGGAAGTGATTTTGAAAGTATAGAAAAGCTAAGGTATAGAGTACCTAGAGCAACCAGAACACTTTTAAGGATGGTTACTAGACAGGATTATATTGATGTCACAGAATTAGCTACAGGAGTAGCCTTAGTGGGAGTGGTACATGATTGCGGTAAGGATGTAGATATTTACATAGTACCAGAAGGAGGAGGTATAGCATCTACTCAATTGATTACGGATACAGGTAATTTTATTGAAGATAAGCGATTGATAGCGGTAGGTGTAAATGTGAAAGCAGCAGGAGAGGTTAACATCATTTTAGATATTGATGTGAAGGTAAATGCTAATGAGTCCAATGTAGTAGTGGCTAATAGGGTTACCAATAATTTAGCAGACTTCCTATCAGTACTTAATCAAAAGATTTTTGGTACAGTATATTTATCAGATATTTATAATGTGATAGAAGAAACGGAAGGGGTAAGGAACTCAGTAATAAATTTAATTAATACTATACCTTTTGCAAGAGCAGTCACAACAACTACCGCTTTAGATTGGACTAGGGCGGTTTTAAGTCAATCCAATAGTATTGTTAAATGGAGAATTAGAATTATATCTGCCACTCAATATCAATTATTTAAGGACGGCTCTTTTATCGCAGCTTATGATTTAGATGTACTGGTAGTACAGAATGAAGTACAATTTACAGTAATAGATTCAGTTACTTATTCAATTAACGATGAATGGGAGTTTTATACCTACCCATACCAAGCTAATACTTTGGCGATTGTAGAGCCTAGTTTACCTGTTGCTATAGCTGATAATATTACTGTTAATGCTACAGGAGGTTTATAATTCATTGTTTTTAAAGTAAATTTATGTGGAACTTAAAAGATAATATATTTTCATATTTTGGTAGGTATGAGAAGGAGATAGACCCCAACAAAGACATAAATAATAAAGGTACTTTGGAGAGGTTTAACGAGTCAATGGCAGAAGAGTTTGATGTCGTGTACGCTCCTCTAATTACAAACCTGTTTGATAATGTATTAAATCCTGTTACGAATCTAGAAGTTTATCTAGATTGTTTGTTAGAACAATTGGGAGGAGAAGAGGTAATAATTTCTTTGGATTTAACTATCCAAAGAAATCTAGTTAAGTACATCCATGATTACTACAGGGTAAAAGGCACTATTTTAGGTTATCAATTACTTTTATCTCTAATAAGTTTGGAGGGAGTCTTTGTGGAGTTTGATAATGATTTTACTTTCGATGGTGATACTACCATACTGGATGACGATGTTAGATTTTTAGATAGTGGTGCATGTAATGATTGTTTGGAATATGAGATAACTGTTAACAGGATAACAGGTGCAGGAGATTTGACAGAAGCCGAGACTACTGCAATAAAAAACATTATAAAATTTAATCAACCTATAAACGTAAAGATAAGAACATTGATAGATGGTAATAGCGGTGCTCCAATTGAATTAGGAGATTTCGACCCTGTTGCGTACAATGTTGATTACTTCACATCAAATTAAAATAATATGGCTACAGGAGCAGCACAAGATAGATTCCACGAATTTAAAGATAATGATACTACCCTTTGGATGAATTGGAAAAATAGTAGCTATCATCCAAAAGGAAGGTATGCAGGGTTTGATTACGATAATACTAGTGCTAATTTAACTTTAAAGTTAAACCACGCCTCTAGTGGTTGGGCAAAGGTGGAGCTAGATACCGCAATAGTAAATAATAAGGGGGTTTGGACAACCAATCAAGGAGTTAACATCGTAGAGCATGAAGGTATTACTTTGACAGTAGAGGCTAATGCTACAGGTAATTATAGAATTGATTTAATTATAGGTACTCATGCCTATAATCAATTAATTGGCGGTCAACTAGGTACATACTCAGTAATTAAAGGAGTAGCAGCAGCTACACCAGTAGAGCCTAGTTTACCTAATCCTAATCAAGATGTAATTATAGGTAGGCTGTATGTTAGTCCTAATGGTGCAGCCGTTACAGACATGCAGTATATACCTGCTAGTGTACCTACGCTTAGTGCAGGTGTACGAACAGACAAAGAGAATACATTTACTGACAAGCAAACTATAAAGTCTCTACAAGGAGCTATGCTAGTGGCTAGTATTGATGAGAATACAAATAACACCATAGTACTTGCTCCAATCAATCCAGAAGCAATACCTACTGAGCAAAAAATAGGTAACTTTTATGAGTTGGTTATTACCAATGATGCAGGAGGGGATGATATAGTATTTGTAGATAATATTTTACCAGAAATTAATGTAGCAGATGGTTTTAGGGTCTGGATTAAGACACCTACTAGATTATGGTTTATCACTAATGGTCTAAGTGGGATTATGTCGCCTAGGAATAACGCTGAATTTATTGTACATGAAGGAGAATTTTTTGAGGTAGTACGGATTAATGGTAAGTGGCTAGTATCTGATAGTGGGGCTAGAACTTCCTTTTACCCTAATAAATTTAGAGGCATCCAAGCATGGAATGGAATACCAGTAAGCTTGGTAGATAATAAGCTAGGAGGGTTCAATTTAGATGGTAGTCTATTTGAATTAGGTAACCTTTGGGAAATTAATAATAGTGGTTCTGAAACCATCAATTATATCCATAGCCCTAAGCATGTTAGATTTGGAGAAGAGAGGGGAACAATGATAAATGTTTTTATTAAAAATGAAGGTACTATTACCTTTGCTCACGATGCAGCCAATGTACCTGTAAATTATAAACCTATTAAGATAGGAGCAGGTAAAGACTATATAATTAGTGGGGATGGTTTAATTATTCAATTGGTTGAGACTGAAACACATTGGTTAGTAGTTAACCAAGGAGAAAGCGGTAGTTTATCAGAAGATTGGATTAATGTAACAGGAGATTTAGATGGTAGTAAGTTTGCCTCTGCTCTGGTAGGTGTACCTCAGATTAGTTATAGGAAGGAAGGTAACTTATTAAGGCTTAGAGGAGTACTGAAAATTTTCCATGCAGGACAAGCAACAGGTAACCCTATTGGAGAAGTATTTACTTTGCCTTTGTCTCATAGACCCAAGCAGAATTGGTATAGGAAAATTAGAATATATCCCAATGCTGCTAATTTAGACTCTAGCAGTTTAACAGGAGATAGAGTGGTACTAATAACCATAAGTACTTTAGGCTCAGTCTTTTTGTCAGGAGGTCAAGGAGATTTAACTGAGGACATGAGGCTATCTTTGGATGGTTTGATGATTGACCTAAAATAAATCGAAAATAATTTCAAAAGCCATAGCTGATAATCAAACAGTTATGAAATCTAGTAAATCTTTTATTAAATTTACTAGATTTTTTTTTGTAAAATCCTTTTTATAACTATAAAATAATCGTATCTTTACATCATCAAATAAAATAACTGAATAACTGTAAACTGAAAAATACCTAATAATGTCAAATCTTACTACCTTAGTACAAGAATCCCAACCTTTCTATAAAATTCAAAATTCTGGATTAAGAAATCTCACAAATACTGATTTATTGTCTTTTATCATTTCCCAATCAGGCAAGCAATGGTCACAGGTAGCAGCTAATGAAATATTATTGATGGCTAACGGTAATCTATCAGATGTGGCTAAACTATCCATTAAGGAGCTTACAAGTATCCAAAATATAGGGGTTAAAACTGCACACATAATTTTGACAACTTTAGAGGCAGGAAGAAGAATGTCACATGAAGATAATTATCAGATGAAAGTGACTTGTAGCAGAGACTTTTACAAAATTCTAGCAAGTAGATTGAACGACCTAGCACATGAGGAAGTTTGGGTAATTTTCCTAAACAGAGCTAATAATTTATTAAATGTGTACAAACATACTCAGGGTGGAATGGCTAGTTCCATAGTGGACAACAGATTGATTTTTAAGAAGGGTTTCGAGGTCGGTGCTACATCAATGTGTATTGCTCATAACCATCCATCCAAAAATTTATTTCCTTCCCCAGAAGATTTAAAAATGACTAAGAAATTAAAGGAGGCAGGAAATATAGTAGGTATCACATTATTAGACTCCTTGATTATTGGAGAGAATAATTATTACTCCTTCGCTGATGAGGGAAAAATGTAAATTTAATCACAAAAAATATTTGAATTATGGAATGTTTGAACAAATTTAAATTAGAAGTAACCGCCAAGCATATTAGTAATGCTATTGTAGGTACACCTAATTGCCCCATCAAGTTAGCTTTTCAAGAAATGGGTTTTATTTGCGTTGTTAGGCGTGGTTACGTAGATTTTTATACCTCTGAAATTAGACACACTAAAATAGTACTAGGTAGACTACCTACAGAAGCTAGAAGATTTATTGATGCTTTTGATAGTGGTTCAACTGTCAAGCCTTTTGCCTTCATTATAGAATTGTAAATTTTATTTTTTAACTTCATAAATATATTGATTATGACTACTTTAGTTAGTAAGCCTACCAAGAAGATTATTGAAACGACCTCTTTTATCGAACAAACGTCAAGTATTAGATTTGATGAGCGTCAAAAGCTTTTTGTACCAGTAAGACAGGTGGAAACGAAAAGATTGATTAACCAACCTGCAATGAGTTTAGACCATTGTACCAAGTTGAATGTAATCACTCATCCAGATGGACATGATTTAATTGTTAACGCTTGCTCTGATAAGTACGCCTTAACTCCATTACAAGCGATTTTAGAACCTTTTGAGGCTCTACTGGATAAACACTTCGAGTTTGAGGTTAAGTACACTCACAGGAACTTTGCAGAATTTTTTATTGATTACAAATTGATTGGGGAAACGATTGGTAGTAGTGTTGACCAACTTTGCCCTAAATTGAGATTATGCCACTCCTATACTGGTTGTGTGAATTTTCAACTAGTTGCAGGAGTTTACAGATTCATTTGCTCTAATGGTATGGTAGGATGGGCTGAGGATGGTAAGGTAACTCATCTAAAGCGTAAGCACATGGGAGGAGTGGATGTTAATTGGATTATGGAGAACTTGACTTCTACAGTTGAAACCTTACTTACCAAGTTCCCACAGTATAAGAAGGTTTATGAGGTCTTAAATGACCGAATGGTTGACAACCTTACAGAACGATTTGAAATTTGTTCCAAGGCTACTAAGTTCCCTAAAACGTTTTTAAAGGAGGTTTTAGAGCGTACTTCTTATGAGCAGCGTAGGTATGATATTCCTAACAATGATTGGTTATTATACAATGGTATGAATTTCGTACTGAACCACAATTACAAGGAATTGAAAATGAAGGAAGAAAACCGCATGGTACTTGACCAAAAAGTATCAAGTTGGTTTATGAATAACTAGAGGCTGTTCCAAACCGATAAGTATTTGAAACCTTTGGGGAGGTAGTGGATGATTAGAGTTGCTACCTCCACCAATTAATTAAAATTTTAAATCTAGATAAATGATTTATTATCAAGTGTATAAAACGACTGATTTAGAAAAGGGTGCAAAATGTAAGTGTAAACATTGTGGAAGAAATAGACCTTACTTTCATGCAGTACCTTTATGCTTTACTCCAAGTGAGAAAATTTGGAAACCTTTATGTAAGGTGGGAACAACGTTAGTAAGATGTACTTATGCAGATTCCCAATTTAAAGGAGAGAAAAAAGAAATTTTAACTGTATATTAAAACGTAAAATAATTATGTATAAGACAATAGGAGATTTCAAAAATAAGAAGGATGCTGATACCTCTAAACTTTTCGCCAAATTTAAAATATTTTTTGCCTTTAGTCCTGAGCAATTTGCAAAAGGTAAGGCTAAGTACCCAGAAGTAAAAGAATGGGTGAATATGTTTGGTGGAGGTATTTGTCCTAAAGGGCAAAAGAAAGCATTTTACGAAGCTTTAAGCGAATTGACTGATAAACATATTGAGGAGGAGAAAGCATTTTCTAAGGAGCGTATCATCTGTTACCATTTAGCAAATTATGAGTCTTGGTACTCCCATGATATTACAGAAGCATTAGCTATTTGTAAGGATTATGGGTATACGGAAGAAGAGGTAGTAGAAGTATTTCGTAATAATGTACCTAATTACTAGATTTAAAACAAGAAGTAAATTAAAACTAATTTAAAATGATTAAGACAAAACAGGATTTCTTAGAATACCTTAAATTTAGAGGCTTTATAAAGGGATTCGATTTCTTCGATTTTGACGAGCCAAAACATAGGTATAGTAATTCCATACAAGAGGATGAAGAGAATTTTTATTTACATCAATTACCTCCTTTACTAAAGTCTAGATATTTTACAGGGGTTAGTATCAAAAAATCCTTTTATACCCTATCCAAGTGCCCTAAGGAGCAGAAAAAAGTAATTGGTGACTTTATACCTTTGTCAGCTAAAACAGTCACAGGAAAGAGCCTAATAATGGTGGAAGTGAATTTTAAGTTTGATAACGAGGGCGAGAAAACAAAATTTATTAATCGGATGCTAAGTAAGGATAGAGTTACCAAGTTTAGTATCACAGAAATTAAATAGTTATGATTAAGTGTAAATTTACTTTAAATAGTTGGTGTGATGAAGAAAGTTATCACATGTTAAATGCCTACCTAAATAATACATTATTTAATCTACCTTGTAAACCCGATGTTTGGGATGATATAGATTTATATAGTTGGTTAAATGAGTCTGATAATAAAACTGAACAGCTATTTGAAATTTTACAAAATCATACTTTAATTGTAGTCAGAACTACAATTATGAAAAATTCCATACTTATTTATTTAAGTCCTGATGAATATTGCCATAGAGATATAGTATCTTGGAGAAGTAAAAATAGTGACGAAAAAGATTAGTAAAAAAAATACCTCTAAAATCTTACGACTTTACAGGTATATATTAAATAACTTTTCTGACCGTACAAAGATAGTATATTTTAATTAGTTATAAAAACATTTGCCCGTTTAATTAAAAAATATTATCTTTACGGCTAATTATTATTTAAAACCTTAAATAACTGTTCTGATAAAATCATTCACACATATAAATAATGTTACCCTTACCTACTTCGCCAACCAAGGCAAGTTTTCGGCATTAAGAGTATATGTTTTGATTCAGTCTTTATATAGTGGGAATATCCACACCAACCAAGTTATAGAATTAGCAAGCATCTTAGGTACTTCCAAATACAATATACAGCGTATACTGAAACAACTGATTAAAATGGATGTAGTAAAGCATCCTACTGAGAACTGGTATCATATTTCATCTTGGAGGAATAGACCTAATGTTATCACTAATCCTATCACTAATAAACCACTCAAAAATTATGTATTCGATGTAGATATTAACCAACTTATCCAAAAGGACGGTTTAAAATACCTACGTGCTATTTATTGGACTTATTGCCATAAGGTAGCTATCAAATATTCCAAAAGAAACCAAAAGACAAAACCTTTAGATACCCTAAAGATTAAGACAACTTATCCACATATTGATAAAACCCGTCTCCGAACATTTGCAGAGGTATCCAGCAGTTTTGTAAAATCAGTACTAGATTTAGATAAATCACTCACTACTATTGCTAGAGGGGCTAAGTTAGCGGCTAAATATGGACTTTTAACCATATTGCCTAACTTTTCCTATTTTCGTACTAAATGTAAAGATGGTATTTTACGTCCTATCTTCTATGATTCCTTAAGTCAGGCTCAGGCAGTCTTACTCCATATTCATAGAACTAGTCAAGTATGCTACTCCGAACACTATGTTACTAGGAAATCTCTCAATATTAAAACAAATAGTATTAATTACTCCATAGTAAAGTATGAAAGTAATTACATCAGTATTATCTAAAACCTCCAAACCTTAGAAAGCCTTAGCCTTTTTGCCTACTGCCTTTCTTTTTTCCTAGGAGGACTATTTATCTGCAAATTTTGTAAATTATTTGCTTGCGTTTGGAAGGACGTATGGGAATTTATTGTTTAATAAATAAAATAATAATAAAAATAAAAATGGAGAATTTATTGATTGAAGGAGATTGTCTAGTAGAACTAAAAACTATCGAAAGTAATAGTATTGATATGATACTAGCGGATTTACCTTATGGAACAACTCAAAATAAATGGGATTCAATAATACCATTAGATTTATTGTGGGTGGAATATAAAAGAATTTTAAAACCTAATGGAGTAATAGCGTTAACCTCACAAGGTATTTTTACTGCTAAACTTATATTAAGTAATGAAAAGTGGTTTAAATATAAATTGTCTTGGGTTAAATCTAAAGCTACTAATTTTCTGAATGCTAAGAAGCAACCACTAAGGAAGCATGAAGATGTCTGTATCTTTTACAATAAAAAACCTACATATAATCCTAAAATGTCTTTAGGTGATGCTTACGATAAAGGAGTTAGAAAAAATCAATTGACAGGTAGTTATGGTGTATTTAAACAAAGTCATGTAAAAAGTGATGGATTAAGATACCCTACGGATGTTATCTATTTTAAAACCGCAGAGAGCGAAGGACAAGTATATCATAGTACACAAAAACCTATAGAATTAGGTAGGTATCTAATAAAGACTTATTCTAACGAAGGTGATGTAGTATTAGACAATGTTTGTGGTAGTGGTAGTTTTCTTGTGGCAGCGGAATTAGAATATAGGAAATATATCGGTATAGACTTAAATGATGAGTCTATGAGGTTTAAAAAAGAACCTATAGATTTAATAGGTATAACTTCTAAAAGACTATTGGCAATAGGTAGTAAATTTAAAACTGTTATCAAATGATTAAAGAATATCAACTAGAGATACTAAAATTTCTTTGCACCGATAAGCAAGGAAAAATCCATTTGCCAAGATTAGATAATACATTATTTGATTTTGAAGAATTGAAGGTAATTTTCAATTTATTATTTGAATACTTTGAGAAGTGGGAAAGGTTACCTACCAAAGTAGACATGTTACAACATTTACAGGAGTTCGGTAAGAAGAAAGATTTAAAAAGTGCAGTTGTAAGGACTTTAAAAATATCGGTCAATAGTGTTTATGATAAGGAATTAGCAGCTAATGTAGAAAAGATTGAGGCAGACCTAATTAAATATGCTCAGTATAAGATGACTAAGAAACTCTTTACAGAACACGCTAAGGAATTGAAGGATGCAGACATGGGTTTATTTGAAACTATCTCAGATAAAATGCTAAAGATAGTAGATTTACCAAAAAACACCAACAAGCAGGTAATTGGTACAGGGTTTCTTTTAGCGGATGCAGATAAGCCAGAAAAAAGAAATGATACTATTTACCATCGTACATTCTTACCGAAGCTGAATATGTTGTCAGGTGGTAAAGGGTGGGCATCGCCAGAGCTTATAATCTTTGCAGGGGAGCAGAAAATTGGGAAAACCGCAGTAGTGGTTAACCTTGCTAAAAACTTTGTTCTAAGCGGCTTAAAAGTGTTCGTAGCGGATGCAGAGAATGGCAAGTACCAATGGAAATCCAGAGTAAAACAATCAATGTTAGATTGTAAGGAGTCAGAGATAACTACAGAAGAAAATAAAAAGTTATATAAACAACTGGTAGAGACTTACAAATTATTGGGAGGAGACATGGTAATAGAATTTTATCCAGCAGGTACAGCAAGTGCTAGAGATGTAGAAAATGACCTAGACATCTTAGAAGATAAATTTGGATGGATTCCAGATGTAATAATATGGGATTACCCTGACTGGTTTGTAGCGAATGATAAGTACAAGCGGAGAGAAAAGCGTATTAACATCCAGCATGTTTATATGGACATCGTAGCTTTAAATGATTCAAAGGGTTGTTTTAGTGTTGGTTTATCGCAAATAGTTAGAAGTGCTATAGGTAAACCTTCCTATGATAATACGGATTTAGATGAGGATTTTGCTAAGACAAAAAATGCTCACAGGGTATTTGGTATCTGCCAAACCAAGCATGAGATTAGGAACAAGAAAACCAAGGAGATTATTTATGCTAATGAAGAAAAGCTAGGCATCTTAAGATTAGAACCAATTGCACAACGTCAAGGCTCGTCAAGAGGAGCATGTACTGTTAGGATAAATAAGGAGCATAGTTACATTGAGCCTATGACTATTGAGGAAGTCAGAGCAATTAGGGGGCAACGCCCTAAAGTGGATATTAAAAATGTTAAAGACGAATAAATATCTTTATAACTGTAAAAAATATTGTATCTTTACAAAAACTTTTAAAACTGAAAAATGTACGATGAGTGATATTTCAAACTTATACTCCTATTTTCAAGAAACACACCAAATAAAAAAATCTAGTAAAAATTGGTGGATTTTTTCTTGTCCTTTTTGCGACCGAAACCGCCTAAAGAAGAAATGTGCAGTTAGATTTGATTGGAATAGGGTAAAGTGTTGGTCATGTAATTACTCTGCTACTGTTCTTGGGTTCGTACTAGATTTGGAGAGCCTTGATTATAAATCAGTACATAATTTTTTGACAGGGTATACCCAGCACAAGTTTAAATTAGAGGCTTCGGAAGAGGTACAGCCATACAGTAAAATAACTTTACCAGTAGGTTTTAAGAATATTTTGGATGGAGATTCTTTATTAGGAAATAAAGCTCGAAAGTACCTCAGAAAAAGAGGTTTTAATATTGAGCACCTTAGTAAAATGGGTTTTGGTTATTCAGATGAGCATGATACGAATGATGAGCCCCTAGATTACTTTGGTTATATCATAATTCCTTTTAAGATAAAAGGGATACTACAATACTACATAGGAAGGGATTTTATAGGGAATTTTCTGAGGTATAAAAATCCACCAGCAGAAATGTTCGAAGTATCCAGAAAAGATATATTTTTTAATGAGGATGCCTTAAGTATCTGTAAGGAGGTAGATATAGTAGAGGGTTGGGCAGATGCTATGACGATGGGTAATACTGGTATATCTGTTCAAGGCTCAATTTTTAGTGATACCCAAACTAATAAACTTATAAATGCTAGATGTGATAATTATGTATTTATTCCAGATAGCGGAGTAGATGGTAAAGGAGAAACCTTTTACCAAAAAACGATACAATATGTTTTAGATTTTTTAATTGAGCACAAAAATGTTAAGGTAGTAAACCTTAACATTACAAAAAGAGAGGGAAAGGATATAAATGAGTTAGGTAAACATTATATTGATTATTTAAAACACCAGACTCCCTATCTCACTTTTTCTAGTGCTATGCAAATATTAATGATATGAAAGTACCTAGGTTAAGAATGAAAACCCAATATACTAAATGTGCAGGTTGTGTAGGTCTAGCAATTTCTGAGAGTGGTAAAAGTTATAAATGTAAGTTAGGACATACTATACATTATACATTTGACCAAGAAGGGCAATTTCCCTTCGCACCCAAACCTGTTGAACTTTGCAGGAAACCAAAGACGAAGCAGCATTTAGATGTGATAATTGAGCACCGAAAAAATAAAATCTATGCAAAGAAATCCAACAATAAAGATAACCCATAGTGATTTTTTAAAAGTTTGTAAGGATTATGGACTAACTGCTACAATAGCTAGGAAATTGTTTAAGGAATGCGGTAAATTTAATATTGTAGATAGGATAGCGGTAGGAGGCGGTAAAGCTAAACTTGCTTTAATCTCTAAGGAGATAAGTATCGAATCTAATACAAAAGCTATCAACCAATTGAATCAATGTTTAACCTCAGTAAGAGCTAAGATTACAGGTATAAATTATGTAAAGGTTGTTACAAAAGGTACTGCTCAGTACAAGCAATTGGATTCCATCCTACCATTAGCACAAGCATTTTGTATGAATTTTAGAATGACTCAAATGGATGGTTTTACTGAATATCTAAGAATAGGTATCGGTCTAATGGGTAAAAAATATGGATTAAATAAATTCCAGTACTATAATGATAAGATATTTTCCATATATAAATACAAGCAAGAATTAGATAAGGATACCGATAAAATAAGTACTATTGATTTCTATAATTTTTATAGGGAGATTTTAATAAGCAGGATAGGAGTAGAATACAGTATAGAAGAAAGTGATTGGGAAAGGAAAATAGATTTCCTCTATGGCAAACAGGAGGCAGACGATAATAAAGCATTATATAGAGATTGGATAAATGCTCAATTTGATGGACTTTCCTTTTTAGATGTAGTACCAGAGCCTAGTCAATTATATGGCGGTAAATCTAAAGAGAGGTATATATCTTATATGAGTAGTGAAAATTTAACCTCCGATAAGTCTAATGATTTATTGGAAAGTTCACCATACGAATGAAATTAGTAATTGGAAATGTAAAAAGTAGGGCAATACTAGGAGGTAATGACCTAGTATTAAAGTTGGATAAGGAATTGAAAAAATATCTAAGAGTTAGAAGAGATGGGTATGATAGGTCACAAGCTTATAGGGAGCATAGATGGGATGGTTATACTAGTTTGGTAACTTCTAAATGGGAGTTCGCTACAGGTTTCGTACCCAATGTGCTAAATTTAGCAAAAAGTCTAGGATGCTCCATAACAATAGGGGATGAGCGAATTAATTTACCGACATTTGTAAAAGAGCCTGTTTTAGGTATAGGTAACGATGAGGGTTGGGAATTGAGAGACTACCAATTAGAGGCAGTACAAGCAGTAAATAATTTTATTGATGTGGAAGGTGTAAAATTATATTTTCCTAGAGGTATACTAGATGCAGCCACAAATGCAGGTAAGACCTCTATTATAGCAGGATTGTTAAATAATTTAGAGGAGTTCAACTGCTTGTATTTAGTAGATAGGCAAGTAAATTTTACAGGTACTTACCATTTTTTTAATCAATTGTATGATGTTGGGATAATCTGCTCCACCGCTTTAGCTAGGGAATGTGGTAAGACAGGTAAAGAGAATTACCAGCCTACTAGTGAATTTACTTTAGCTATGATTGGTACTATTAAAGGACACCTACCCAAAGCTAATTTCCTAAAGTATATGAATAAGAAAACAGTAGTTATTGTAGATGAAGCTCATAGAGGAGCATCCGATACCTACATAAAAGTTTTGAGGAAAATTAATGCAGGTATGAGAATTTTTATGTCAGGTACTTCTATGGATATAAAGAGTAAGTATAAGAAACTTATGCTAGTGGCTCAGTCAGGTACAAAATTAGCTACAATTGAAAACAAGGAATTAATTGATAAAGGAGTATCCCTACCTCCAATTGTTAACATTTATTTGAATGATAGTCATGTATTTGCGCAAGAATACCACTCTAATTATAAGAGTAACCTAGTTTATTCTGATCCTAGGATGGTTACAGTAATAGAAGATTTGAAAAAAGACTCAGATGGTGTAGTAGTTGTAGTAAAATTTCTAGAGCATGGACAGTTATATTATGATGCTATTTGTCAAGTGTTGGGAGCAGAGAACGTAGAATTTATTCATGGTAGTGATAAGCAGAGGTTTGAAAAGATACAGGATTTTAAAGACAAGAAATTTCCTGTAATTGTATCCACCTCAGTACTTCAAGAATCTGCCAATGTGCCAAGGATAAGAAAAATATGGTTTTTGGCAGGAGGTAAGGACGTAGTAGCAATTAAGCAATGGTATGGCAGGAGTGCTAGAGAGGATGGAGAAAATGACCATGTAGTATTTAATGATTTTTTCGATGGTTACGATGTTTTAGCAAAACATTCTAGAATAAGGATTAAAGCCTTAAAAAAACAAGGCTTTGATATTAATTTTCATTATGAGTGTAATGCTCACTTCACACCTACAAAATGATGTACCCTAAACCTAAGAAGTCGGAAAAGAAGAAGCCTAAACCTATCAGAAAAAAATCTAATAAGGTAGCAGTTAGGGATAAGAAGATGAATGAAGTAAAAAGACAAGTAAGATTAGAAAGAACTGAGTTTGGTTGTGAAGGTACAGGAGTTACAAATGAGAAGTTAGAAGTTAGTCACACCTTATCCATACGTAGAAGAGAAGATTTAGCTTGCGACCCAAATAATATGCTATTGGTTACTAGAGACGTACACCTAAAAATAGAATCTTGGGATATAGTAGGTTTGAAATGTGAAGATAAGATAAGAGAGTACGTATTAGAGCATGATGAGGAGTATTATAAGGAGATGGAGCACAAGCAGAAAAGAGCCTATATTATAATTGAAAAGCTCCACCGCTACACCACCAATGGATTAACCTTTAATCATTATAAGGATTGTAAGGCAGGTTTAATACTAATTGTAGACTTAGAAAATTTAAGTGTTTTAAATTTGGATGGTGAGGTACAAAAGTTATCTCACAAAATAAGTACCTAAAAGCGGAAATTAACTATGAAAAAACTTTTTATAACTATAAAATATCCCTATCTTTACATCAACAAATAAAAATCTAATAATGAGCAGAAAAAAACGAGAAAGTAAAACTAATGTAGATTTGTTAGTACCTGTAACTGATTATAAAGACGATGGTAGTTGTTTCGGTAAGATGTGGAATATGAAAAATACTACTTGTAGTAGTTGTGCTGATAGGATATTATGCGGTGTACATTTCCAAAACAATATAAAGAAAGTCATAAGTAAAAAAGAATCTCAAAAAAAGTTTATTGACCTTGAATGTTTTGACTCTATACCCCTAGCAAAAATTAAAAGTTTGTTGGTTAAACATTCTGGGCAATATTCCCAAAGTGATTTGTTACAGTTAATTTTAGCTAAAAGTAAATCTAAGAATAAGCGTCTAGCGAATGCTTATATCAAAAAGAATTTTTATACTACTAATGAATTTAAGGTTATAAATGAATTAATTGTAAAACTGTAAAAATGAAGAATAAGGATTGTACGTTTTGTACTCGCTATCAAAAATGTAATGTAGTTTGCCAAATACCTCCATTTAAAGAGTCAGAAGTATTGATGATTTTAGGTGATTCTCCATCTAAGGAATCAGATAATGGACTTTCCTTTATGAGTGGTAAATATGAAGTATTGAAATCAGTATTAAAACAGGTATTAAAAGTAGATTTTGACAAGATTTATTTTACTCATGCTGTTAAATGTTATGATTCTGACATTATTACAGATACCCAAATAAAAGCTTGTAATGATTATTTAGCGGAGGAGATAAATTTAATAAAACCTAAAGTAATTTTAACCTTAGGAAAAACTGCTACTTTAGCCCTGTTGGAAGAGCAAGATTTAAAAGGGGCTACCTTCAATAAAGTAGTAGGTAAGAAATACCATCAGATTGATAATATCACTAAGTTAGAATTTACTATTATCCCTATCTATTCCCCTAAGTATATTTCTTATAATAAAGGGGCATTGAAGAAGTGGGCAAAAGATATTTATACTGCCTACAATTTAGCGACCGATACCAAGGTAATTTATGAGCAGACCAAAATACAAGTAGTAGATACACCAGAGCTACTAAACCAGCTAATAGCTTATACTAAACTTAGTGGGTGGATGTCACATGATTTTGAAACTACAGGACTCAATACCTTTGCAGATGATTTTAAATTAACCTGTTTTAGTTTATCATTCCAGCATGGAAGTAGTTGGGTAATACCTCTCCACCATAAAGATTCCCCAATATTAGAAAATTACAAAGAGTATTTAGAAGTAATCAATAAAGAATTACTCCAAGACCCAAATGTAATTAAGATAGCTCATAATATCCAATACGAAAAAGATTGTTGGGCTACAGTAGGAGTAAAATCTTTTAAGGGTAGGATTATGGATACCATGTTACAGCACTACCTATTGTACAATGATAAGCCTCATGGTTTGAAGATGATTATTCCTACTTATTTTCCAGAATACGATGGTTATGATGTGGAAGTAAATAAGCATAATTGGGATAATTTGCCTTATGATGTATTAATAAATTATTGTGGTATTGATTCCGACCTTACGTTAAGATTGGCGGTACAATTTGAAAATGAGTTACTACAGCAACCTAGGCTATACGCTATTTTCCGTAACCTTCTTATGCCAGCGTTGCATACTTATTGGACAGCCCACAATGGAGGTATTGATATTGATGTGGATTATTTAGATAATGCGATTATAGAAGTAGATAAATTAATATCTACACAAGAAGGTATCTTAAGAGAAATTCCTACTGTGTATAAATATGACTTACATAGGGCAGAAAAAGAGCAGGAGGCATTTATAAAATCGTTGGAGAGTAAATACAAAGTAGCGGAGCTTAAATGGGTGGAAAGTACAGATAAGATGCGAGCGGAAGAAAAGGGTAAGATACAAGATTGGTACGAATCTCAATTTAATAAAGGTATTGACGATGATGTTTTAGAGGATAAACGTAAGGCTAAATTATCCAAACTAGAAGAAAAATTATGTAAGCGTATTGAAGGTTCAGTAAGGATGAATAAATACTTGAAGCAGATAGCGGACATTAGAGCAGGATTAATAGAACCTATTGAGCCTTTAAATTTCGGCTCACATACCCAATTAGGGGGCTTACTTTATGACAAGCAGGGGTTTGGTATGAAAAAACCAATTGACTGGAAAACAGGTAAGGAGGGAGGTACAGGTGTAGCGATACTAAAAGATTTTGAAGGGGTAGAAATAGAGGAGTTTGTAGGGAGTCTTTTATTATTAAGGTCACTAAGGAAAACTCAGTCCACCTACTTAAGAGGCATCCATAAAGTTTTAGATAAAGATAATAAAGTACATCCATCTTTTTTACTTCATGGTACAAGCACAGGTAGGTTATCTTGTGTAACTAAAGACACTTTATTGAAAACTGATATAGGTCTAATTGCCATTGGTGATTTAATACCAGATGATTATGGGATAGTAGAATTAGATAATGAAATCAATGTTTTAACTCATACGGGGGAATATCAAAAAATAACTCACGGTATAAATAAGGGGTACGAGCAGATGTATGAGGTAGAGTTAGAGAATGATGCTACAATAGAATGTACTGAGGAACATAGATTTTTAACTAACGAGGGATGGTTAACTCTGAAAAGTATTTTATCTTTGCGTTCAAAACGTACCATAAAGATAAAATATGAAATTAACGACATTTAAAAAATTCGGTGTAGATGGGGATCCTAAGAGATTTATATCTATCATAACTAAGGAGGTATTCGATTATTATTTCCTAGAGTCAGATTACACTAGAGAGGATTTTAGATTAAAATTAAAAGTTTCTAATCGCACCTTTAATAATAGTTATTGGTATCATTATACAAGAGAAGAGAGGGTAGTATTTGCAGGAAGAAAAATATCAAAATCCCAAAAAAGAAGGAATAGTAATGCGGTTAATACAGGAAAACCTAGAAAACTATTAGATAAGGAGAAATTAATTTACTATTTAATCGAAAATAATAGGTCAGTTGAGTGGGTAGCTAAAAAGTTAGTGTGCGCTCCGCAGACAGTTAGAAAGAATATTGATTATTATAAATTAGATGTTATAGACACTAAAAATTTACCTTATTTCTTAGGACGGTCTGAATTATTAGATTTACAAAAACTAGATGAGTTTTTCGGTACGAACTTACTACATGAATTTAAACAAACTACTAGAGACGTACAAAGTATAGAGGATTACTGTTTTCTTATAAATGATTCTTTAGAAGATTTGAGAATTATAATGAAGAAGATTAAGAAGAATAATAGAAGTTACGCTAGAGATAATAATATACCGTTTACCAAATTAATGCAAGCAGGGAGTATATTAAATCATAATGTAGGTAATGCTTTTAAGGACTTAGGTTATGATTTAGAATTTGAGTATGAATTAAAGGGTAAATTTTACGATATAAGGTTAATAGGCTATAATATTCTAATTGAGGTAGATTCAAGATACTATCACAATACACCAAACCAATTAGCTAATGATAAATACAAAACGACTTTAGCAAAAAATGAAGGATTTTATTTAGTAAGATTATTTTCTGAAAAAGAGAAATATCCAACAATAGTAAAAAAAGTTAAATTATGTTTAAAGAACTTAGTATCAAACGGATTACTCCAACCCAAATAAAACAAGTTTGCGATATAACAGTTGATGTTGACCATTCTTACGTAGGTAACGGTTTTGTGAATCATAACTGTGTGAATCCAAATGTGCAAAATATAACGCAACCCGACCGAATTAAGAACCCTATAGCCAAGAGTGCTGCCACTCACGTAAAAAAGATATTTGCAGTACCTAAAGGTTATACATGGGTACAATGTGACTATTCCCAATTAGAATTAAGATTGATAGCTTGGTATTCCCAATGTAAATACATGCTAGATGCTTATGATAAGGATATTGATTTACATTCACTCACAGCAGCAGATGTAGCAGGTATAAGTTTAGAAGAGTTTTTCACATGGGATAAGAAGAAAAGAAAGTTAGCTAGATTCCAAGCCAAGGCGGTAAATTTCGGATGGAATTATGGACAATCTCCCAAAGGTTTCCAAGAGTATGCTAAAAATAATTATGGTTTGGAGTTTACTTTAGCCTATTGTGAGGAGTTAAGGGAAATTTACTTCGATAAACGACCCGAAATATTAAGTTACCACGATTTATATTTAGCTAAGGCTAATCAATTTAAATATGTGCGTACTAGGTTCGGTAGTAAGATACATTTGGAAGATATTGATAGTTGGGAGAAATTTAAGGTGGGTAGTGCGGAGAGATTGGCTATTAATGCCCCTATACAAGGCTCAGGAGGGCAAATAAATACTTTTGCTGCCTTACAGATACAAAAATATTTAAATCCTTCCACACGCTTTATATTGAGCGTACACGATAGTAATAACTATTATATCAAAAATGAATATTTGGATGAGGAGATAGGTAAAATAAAATACTTATCTGAAAATTTGCCTATAGAGGAATATTTTGGAGTAACTTTTGACTCTACAGATAAAAAGAGGGGGGTAAAATTGAAAGTGGACATCGAAACAACCACTACCACGTGGAAGGATTTACAAGAATTACCAAAAGATTATAAGTATCAAAATATTTTTTAACTGTATTATTTTTTAACTGTAAAAACTGTATTATTATGGGTTTAGATTGGAATGCTTTAGAAAAATTAAGTAAAGAAGTAGAAAAAGATGCTAAGGGAGCATCGGGTAGTATTATTGCTGAGTGGGCAATCCTAAAAGCAGGGGAAGAAGTAGCAATAAAATTGTTACCTCCTACCGATGGTATGAATGGGTCTTTCTTCCAAAAGAAAATGACTTACAAAATTGGAGGGAAGTACTGTACTAGTAAGGCAAGTTTTGGAGATAGTTGTATTATCGCCGAAACTATTGCAGACTTCGGTAATTTGAATGACCCAGATGTAGACAAATTGATGGACAACTGGAAAGTATTCTCTAGACGACCGCAAGTCACCTACTTGCTACCTGCTTTGTTATTAAAAGCGGATGGTGACACCTACACCGTTAATGAGCCTATCATTTTAGAATTGAAACCAGACACTTTACAGGCTATTTTATTGATTGTTTCCAATCCTAAAATGCGGAGAAAATGTGGAAATGATGATTCTATTATGAGTAGAGAACGTGGGTATCCAGTAATCTTGACACCGAAAGGGAAAAAGAAATTATTGGTTACTAACGACATCGAACCTTTTGACACTAGTGGAGAAGAATTCGAGAAGTACTACGAGAAGCCACCGAATGTATTAAGATTTATTTATGCTCAGATGAAAAGTGATGCTCACTTAGAATCTATTGTAGCTAACTTCTTTGATGAAGAGGATATTATTGACGATGACGGAAGTACTAAAAAAGAGTACTTGGATAGATTGGCGGCAATAATCGAAGCGGCTGCACCAGAGGGAGAAGAGGAGGAGAAAGAGGAGGAGGATACACCACCAGTTAAGAAGAGAAAAACTACTAGGAGAGTTAAGAAAGTTTTGGAGGGTAAAACTCTGCCAGACACTAAGGGTAAAACTAGGAATTTGATGGATGATGTTGAAAACTTAGACGATTAGATTATGGCATCAGGTATGGAGAAAGAAATAATCCTACCTGTTCAATTAAAGCAGGTGTTAAGATTAACAACTAATGAAACTTTTGTAGCTTGTAAGGTACTTTTAGAAAAAGGTACGCTAGGCATAACAGGACAAAAGAATTTATTTAAATTGTTAGAACAATCTGAAACACTTGCTTTACTTCCTGCTAAAAGTAAAGTACTTAGTAGGTATATCAATAAGATGAAAGATGATGAGGGAAATATACAAGCCATTTTGAAACCTATCAGATATAAATTATCAGATGCGCAGCGTAGGTTTTATTTTGGAGTTTGTTGTATAACGGTAATGAGTTGGTATAAGAACAATCAAGGAGAGCGTATTACAAAGGATGAGGTTTATGCTATGGATTTAATAAGTTATGGTACGAAACCTGTTATTAAATCCATACTAGACCCAACCAAAGGAAAGAGGGTGGATATACTAGTAATGGAAGGTAAAACCTTATCACAAATGAATACTTTAGAGGGAACGGACTTTTTAGAACACGTTCTCAATAAGTGGGCAAAAGTAGGGTGTTACATTCCAGAACCTAGAAAACATAATTTCATAACTGAATTTTTAGACGATTAGAATTATGCAGAAAGTTAGTATAAATGCTCCTAATGAGTATCATCTAAATAAAATATACGCAATACTCCATGCTTTAGATATACCTTATAAATTCGATGGTAAAACTATAATTACTTTCGATAAACCAAAAAGGCTTAGTGAGTCTAATATCAAAGCTATATTTAGTGGTTATATTTTTAAAATTATCAAGATATGAAAATAGCAGTATTCACCGACCCACACGTACACAACTACAAGCAATTCAATATTGACGATTCGAGATTAGATAATAGCATCTCCGCTATTAATGAAGTTTTCTTCTATTGTGAAAAGAATAATATTAAGTCAATCCTTTTTTGTGGTGACTTATTCCACAATCAAAAATTATTGCCTACAGTAGCAGTAAACAAGATTACACATTTATTTAAATACTGGGAGCATAGGGGTATTGAGTTTATAGCGATTAGTGGGAATCATGATTTTGCTACTAAGAGCCTATATGATAATGGTGAGTATACAGGACAAAGTGCTTTAGTCCATCTATATCACTCTATATCTTATTTTACCTTGCTGGATGGTAAGGCAGTAGTATTAGAGGGAGCTAACAATATAGTATGTTTTGGAATACCTTATTTAGACTACCCAGAACATTTTACAGATGCGGTAGAACATTTGTCAGAAAGTACAAATGATACTGATTTCAATATCTTACTAATCCACCAGACACCTAGCGGATTAATTGATTTTGATATTCCTTTTGATTGTGACCCTAATTCTAAAATATTTGATAAATTTGATTTAATATTATGTGGGCATATTCATATAAAGAGGAAGTTAAACGATAAATTTCATTTAGTTGGTAACTTACTGCCTCAAAACTTTGGGGATAACCAAGATGCAGGTTTTATACTTCTTGATATTGAGGATGATTTTGGTAGTTCTGTTGGTTATGAATTTATACCTTTGAATTACCCAAGATTTGAAAAGGTATTAGAAGGAGAGCAGCCGACCCACTCTAAAAACTATATAAAAATTATTCCTAAGATTACTAGTAAGTTAGATTTAGGAGATAAGGGAGATATAGCAGATTTCCAAGTAAATCTAACTAAGCAGGAGCTAGTAAAAAATTATTGGACAGCAGTTGATGGACAAGATAAAGAACTATTAGAAATTGGACTTAAATTTATTTCATAACTTTTAAACTGAAAAATATGTCTACTGAAAAAGGCACAAGAAAAGACAGCTACAAAGTATTACCTGAAAACATCAAGATTAGGGAAGGATTCAATATTAGAATTGATTATGGGAATATAGAGGAGTTAGCACAATCCATCTTAGAAAATGGTGTAAAAGTACCTCTAATAGCTATGTGGATAGCTAAAGATAATTATTGGTTATTAAATCAAGGTCATCGGAGATTAAAAGCGGTACAACTATTGCATTCTAGAGGGCATACAGATGTAAGATTACCTGTATTACCAGAGCCTAGGAAGTATGAAGATTCCGACCGCTACTTTGATATGATTACTACCAATAGCGGTAAGAATTTAACTATATTGGAAGAGGCTTATGTCTACCAAAAATTATCAGAGTTAGGTACGTTGGATGCCGATATTGCTAGAAGGGTGGGTAAGAGCCATACTCACATTGTAAACTGTAGTATTTTATTAACTGCTTCTGATAGTACCCAGCAAATGGTGATAGATGGTAAGGTAGCA